TATGACCCATTCGGCGGCTCCGGTTCAACCCTTATCGCCTGTGAGCAACTAAACCGTATCTGCTACATGATGGAAATTGACCCGGTATATTGCGATGTTATCGTAAAGCGGTGGGAAAATCTTACCGGGCAAAAGGCGGTGCTGGCTGAATGAAGTGGGTATTTGTTTCGCATCCATATAAAGACGACCCGAAGGGGAACAAAAAGCGGGTAGACACTATCTGCAGGGAATTAGCGGAAAAAGATGATATTCTCCCAATAAGCCCTCTACATTTATTTAGTTTTATGAAAGATGATAGCAATAGAGAAGAAATACTCCAGGTATGTTTCAGGCTAATAGATATATGCGATGAGGTTTGGATATATGGGGACAGCGAGGGATGCAAGAGAGAGGCTAAATATGCCCAGCGTGCTGGAAAAGTGGTGAGGATGTATGGCAGAGATTTGGGAAAGGCAAAAGAATGAAAGCAGCAAGGCATACGCTGCTTTTTGTGTTTATAGGGATTTAGGTCCTGAGCGTTCACTTGAAAAGGTTAGACAAAACCTAGATAAACCTAGGACAAGAAAATGGCTTGGTGATTGGTCTGTAAAATATAACTGGGTTGAAAGAGCTCAGGCATATGACGACTATATCGAGCGCAAAAAGCGGGAAGAGAAAGAGAATGCGATCCTCGAGATGGCCGAGCGCCATGCAAAGTTGGCGATGGCCTTTCAGCAAAGGGTTGCTCAACGGCTGCAGCAGATAGACCCGGCGGAACTAAGTCCTTCGGACATGGTGAAGTGGCTTGACGTAGCAACAAAACTCGAACGGCTAGCAAGAGGAGAGCCAACGGAGATAGGCAAGCAAGAAGTAATGTTGCCGACAATTGTGGAAGTGATAACTGATGAGGAAAATGCAGATTCGCCTTCATTCGGGTCAGAGCAGAGCGTGGAAGAGTGATGCCCGTTTTGTTGCTATGATAGCCGGAACAGGTGGGGGAAAAAGCTGGTTTGGGCCTATCTGGTTATATAGAGAAATACAAAAATACCCAAAGGATGGTTTTCTTGTAGTATCGCCAACATACCCTATGTTTCAAAGGATTGTACTGCCACGCACTAAGGAGTTTTTGGATACAGTCACTTGTGGGGAGTACCGTGCAGGAGAAAGGATCTATTACCTACCTACCGGCGGTAAAGTATTTTTCGGCAGTGCTGATAACCCGTTCTCTCTTGAGGGTGTGCATGTTCGGGCGGCATGGCTGGATGAAGCAGGGCAAATGCGAAGAGAAGCGTGGGACGTTGTCTTGCGAAGGGTCGGCTTCCACAAAGGGCGGATAATACTAACAACGACACCTTACAACTTGGGTTGGTTAAAGACAGAGATTTATGACCGCTGGAAGGCAGGGGACAGAAATTATGATGTAGTGCAATTCGCAAGTATCATGAATCCTGCCTATCCAAAGGAGGAGTTTGAACGGGCAAGAGACACTCTGCCGGATTGGAAGTTCAGGATGTTCTATTTGGGGCAGTTCGCCAGACCAGAAGGATTGGTTTACCAAGAGTTTGACCCGGCGAAGCATGTTGTAGAACCGTTCAGGATACCGGCAGGATGGAGAAGGATTATCGGGATTGACTTTGGCTATAACAATCCGACTGCGGCGATATGGCTGGCGGTCAATCCGGACGGCGTGGTTTATGCGTATCGGGAATACTACCAACGCAACAAGCTGCCGCAGGAGAGCGGGCAAGAAATAAAACGGTTAAGCCAGGACGAACGCATAGAGTTAGCAGCGTGTGACCCATCCGAACCTGCGGCGATAGAGGAGTACCGTAGGCTGGGGATACCAGCCAGAGCGGCAGACAACGCGGTGAAAGAAGGCATTGAGGCGGTTATAACTCTCATGAAGAGCAACCGCTTTTTTGTTTTCCGTGGCTTGGTTAATTTACTTGATGAAATAGAGAATTACCGCTGGGCCGAGAAGAACGAACAGTTAAAAGACGAGCCGGTGAAAGAATACGACCACGCGGTTGACGCGCTGAGATACGCAGTGATGGCGATTGGCAAGAGCAACATGAAGGGTATCGAAATATTAAGGGGAGCGAGGATATATGGCTAAACAAGGATGGCTTAAAAAAGCCGTTGGTGAAATATCGAAACTGCGTCAAAATATATTCGGCCAATTTGGCACTATTCTTACTGGCCGCTGGAATGTGCCATATGTGCTGAACAGTAGCCGGGTAGACTATGAGCTTGCACGGCAGCTTTACCATAATACTCATGATGACTATAAACTGGGTGCTGGCTTTGCCAAACCGATAATCAACACCCTGGCAGGCTTCATGGGTGTACCCCGTTTCCGTTGTCAGGACGAAGAAGCCCAAAAAGTCCTGGATGAGCACGTTAATCGCTGGGTTAGTCGGATGCAGCGAACTCACCAGTTAGCACTGCGTGATGGCGACTGTTTTGTGATGCTGGCCAACCTGGAGAACGATGACCCGCTTTATCCAGATGAAGAAAACCGGATTGATTTTATTATCATTCCGCCAGAGCAGGTGGCGGACATAGAGGTGGACCCGATTACTAGGGAACCTGTTGCTTATACGATACAAGCCAAAGCGAAATGGGATAGCGGCAAACGGGAATACCAGGTGACGCAGCGTATTGCTGCCGATATGATTACGGTCCAGGTGGAAGGTGATGCGCCTCCAGACTTAGTAAGTGAAGAAAGGCCTAATTCATGGGGTTTTATCCCGATAGTACATTTTAAAAACGAGCCAGAGGAAACAGAATTATACGGCGCCAGTGAACTTGAAGCGGTTGAGCCTTACTTAAAGGCGTACCATGACGTCATGCTTCACGCCATGCAGGGGTCAAAAATGCATTCAACGCCAAGGCTCAAACTTAAGCTTAATGACGTCGAAAAATTTATCCTTAACAACTTTGGGTCGCAGGTGTTGGAACAGGTTAAAAGGGGAGAACAGGCTAACGTTAACCTCCAGGGGCATGAACTGCTAATCTTTACGGACGCCGAGGAAGATGCATCCTTTATTGAGGTCCGCTCGGCCATCGGCGATGCTGAAGCTCTACTTAAACTCTTGTTTTATTGCATAGTGGACGTGTCGGAGATCCCAGAATTTGCCTTCGGGGTGCATACACCGTCCAGTCATGCCAGTGTAAAAGAACAGATGCCGCTTTTAATACGCCGGGTAGCCCGGAAGCGTGAGATGGTGACAGAGAACTGGCAGACTTTAGCCCGGATGCTGCTAGTTATGCATAGCAAGAAGATCGGCAAAAAGTTTGAGAGCTACGAAGTAGGAATCACCTGGGATGCGGTTATTGAAAGGGATGAAAAGGAATACGCAGACACCATTAACACCTTGGTGAATGCGCTTAATACGGCTTTGCTTGGCGGTTTCATCAGCCTGGATGCTGCTGTGGACCTGCTGGCGCAATACATTGATACAATGCAGGAGTACGCTTCCGATGATCCGGAACTGCCAGGTGAAAGGGAACGCATCATACGGAGTTGGATCATGAGGCAAAGGCTGGAAGATGGCGAAGGCTTAGAAGAACAGAGGCAGGCCATTGAAAAAGAATTAAGTTAAGCATTTGATACAACCGAATAAGACCGCCTTGGCTAGCTTCGCGCGGGCGAAAAGGGTTCCTCCACCCCTGCCAGGGCGGTTTTTATTTTGGGGGATAAGCCATTGAGGAGGGATGGTTAATGAAGGTGTGTATAAATGACATTGTTGTTCCTATTAGCAGAAAGCGGCAAGTGACAGAAGAAAGGGTCAAGGAACTAGCTGACAGCATAAAACAGTTAGGATTGTTGCAGCCAATAGTGATTACGGCAGATAAACGATTGATTTCTGGGATGCATCGATTAGAAGCCTGTAAAAGGCTGGGCTGGGATGAAATTGAATGCGTAGTTAGGGATTTCAACGAGCTTGATGCGGAGCTTGCGGAGATAGACGAAAACCTAATACGGGCCGAGCTTTCTGATCTGGAGCGTGCTGAACATTTAAAAAGACGGAAGGAGATTTATGAGGCTAAGCATCCACAAACGAAAGCAGGGTTAAGACGTGCCTATGGCATGCATAGATCGTTAGGGCGTAATGTTGACGAAATAATTTCGCCAACATTCGCCGAAGCAACCGCTGCCAAAATGGGCGTTTCTCCTCGCACTATTCAGCAGGAAGTACAGATAGCTGAGAACTTGGCTGAGGATGTTAAGGAAATTATCCGGGGGACGCCATTGGAAAACAGCAAAGTCCAGTTGCTGGAACTAGCCCGCAAACCGGTTGAGGAACAACGAAAAACGGTGGCACAATTGATTGTTTCCAGCAACTCAAACGAGTGGTATACACCGCCTGAATACATAGAAGCTGCCAGGCGGGTAATGGGTGAGATAGATATAGATCCTGCTTCCTGCGAAGAAGCCAACAGGGTTGTAAAAGCTAAGAAATATTATACGGCTTACGATGACGGGCTGCAGTACGATTGGCCAGGCAGAGTTTGGCTTAATCCACCATATGGAGGTTTAACTGCTAAATTTGTTAACAAGTTAGTTAACCAACACCAGCAGGGCATAACAACCGAGGCTATATTATTGGTAAATGCCCATGCTACCGATACTGATTGGTTCCAGTTGTTATGGGATTACGTGCTTTGCTTTACGAATCACCGTATTAATTTTTACGCCCCAGGCGGGCAAAAAGGGAAAGGGTCCACTCATGGTTCTGTTTTTGTGTACATGGGGCCAAAACCTAAAGTCTTTGCTGAAGAATTCTCCCAGTTTGGCCCAATTATAAGGCGGTGGGACTATGACAATACATAGGCCCGACCTCTACCTTGAGAGTGCCTGGGACTGGGGTATTTTGAAAGGCTGCTTTGGCACCAGCAAAATTGAACCGACTGATGTAGACGGTCTGGTTGAAAGAAACGGCCGTTTTTTAGTTCTTGAAGCTAAAAAACCGGGGGTCAGGATTAAGCAGGGACAAATAATAACTTTCAACGCCCTGCGCAATACCGGGCTATTTACGATTGTCATTGTTTGGGGAGAAAACAGCAAACCTCAAGAAATGCTGGTAATGTATCCACCACCGCTTCAACCTAAGCAAGGGAAGGCCACGTTGGAGGATTTACGACGGGTAGTTAGGTGGTGGTATGAGAAGGTGGCTGAAAGCTAATGCCCCGTGAAATAGACGAAATCAAAGACGCTGCCGGCGCTTATCGGCGCTGGGCACTGGAGGCACGGAAGAAGTATATTGACTTACGTTTACGCCAAGACCCCGAGATCCGGGGTCTTTATATTCGGGCTGCGGACCGGGTAGCCAAGGAACTTCGAAAACTTGCCGTTAAAACGCCGTCAAGCTATCTGCGCAAGCGACAACTGCAAGAGCTGGAGGCGGCACTTCGGACTGAAGCAGACCGGCTAACCGGCAGCCTTACCAAAGCTTTTGAGCAATACATTGAGCAGGCTGTAGATGCCGGGGTTGGCTACAGCCAGGCTGTTACCCTGAGCCTTTTCAAGAAAGCGGGCATGGACACCGCCGGCCTGCGGGCCATGTTTGCTACGGTGAATCGTCAAGCGGTAGAGGCCTGTTGGGCACGAACGAAAAAGGGGTTGTTCTTATCCGACCGCATCTGGAAACAAGGAGAAGATTTCAGGAATGCCATCCGAGACCTCATTCAGGAGTCCGTAGCTATTGGGCAGGATGCCGTGAAAACAGCGAGGATGCTGCAGCAGTATGTTCGACAGGGGGCGATGACGCTTGCCCGGGACTATCCAGAAATGATGAAACGGATGAAGGGGCGCATTCCGGGAAACATCAGTTATGAAGCTTTAAGGCTGGCCAGAACTGAGATGACAGCAGCCTTCGGGGAAGGAACCTTGGCAGCTGCACGAATGAGCCCTAGCTACATTGGGATGAAATATGTGCTCTCGCATAATCATCCCATGCCTGATATTTGTGACAATATAACTAGTGCAAATCTTTATGGTTTGGGCCCTGGAGTTTATCCTCCAGGAGAAGAGCCGCCATATCCGTTCCACCCATCGTGCCTTTGCATTGCCCTACCTGCCCATGAGCAACCGGAAAAATTTGTGGAGAGGCTTAAAAAGTGGAAGGAAAACCCTGCCAGTGAGCCGAAGCTAGAAGACTGGTATAAAAACATTTATCGCCAGGAGGTGTCTTTATGACCTATGGTATCGGCATAGGTTTCCCGGTAGAACCGAGCAAAGAGGACCTCAAAAAGATAAAACGGGATTTGGCCTACGACAAGTTTGGGGTGGTGGATGGTGGAAAAACGAGGCCAAAGCCAACAGACACAGATAAAGCAGAACCCGCCGGCAAAAAGGATTGAGGTACACCCGATACACCAAAAGCTGGTGGTGCGGGATCTTAAAACTGGACAATACGTTAACAAGCGCTGAGGCGAAAGCCAAGGCGCTTTTCTTATGCCCTTGAAAGGGGGTGAGAAGAGTGCCGGAAAAGTTCACAATAACTGACACTGTCAGTACTGCAGACTGGGGCAGCGTGGACAAATCCCGTATCTGGCAAATACTGAAAATCGGCCTTGAGGAAGGAGCAGAGGGCATCACGGCAGCAATTCGGGAAGTTTATGCTGTGGTCAAAGCACCAGTCGACAGAGGATTGGCACAGGCCGATTGTTGGGGCCCTCACCATGAGATCAGGGATGACGGCCGGATTGTTCTCAATCGCGCTGGCCTCATTGCCGCAGCTGCTGCACTTGCCGGGGCCCGGAGCGAGCCCAACCTGACGCCGCAACAAAAGCGCCAGGCGGCAAGGCATTTACTAAAGCATTACCGGCAGCTTGAACTTGAACCGCCTGAATCCTTGACTGAAGCAGTTGGGGAGATAACCGCCGTTCAGGCAATCATTTCCGGCGAAATGCGGGTCGAGGATGTTCCTCTTGCACCGTGGGCGGACCTGCAAGCACTCAAGGCCGGTGACCCAGAACCGATGGAGATTGTGGTAGAAATCCCTGCCGGCAAGTCAAAACGGGGCTGGAATTACAGGCCGGAAGCATTGCAAAAGATTGTGGGTGAAGTAATGAGCCAGGGTTTACCGGGCTTCTTAGGGCACCAAAAGCCGGAAGATGTGGACCACCAGTTCCCAATGCCTGTCACCCATTGGGTAGGGGCGATGTGGAAGGACGGCAAGGCTTATTTCCGCGGTGTTATAGACAAGGCGGCAGCGGACCTAA